TGCTACGAGGATGAGGGCGACATGGAGCCTATCCCCGCCTTGGCTGGCGTGTGCTGGCTCTGGACGTGGTGGGAAGCCATCGGGTCCGAGATGCTGGACCTGCGCTCCAAGGACTTCTGCTTCCCGATTCCGGTGCGACCCGAGCAGTCGCACGGGTGGGGCAGCGAGCCGACCCTCGTTGTGGCCTACGAGGACATGCCCCTCTGGCGAGAGGACGGCGACGTGATCGACTCCCTGATCCACCACTGGGGAGAGATGAAGCACGGCAGCAGCACCAGCGGGGTGCCCTTCGGTATCGTGGACGGGATCGTGCGGTACCTCAAGTCCGTGCGACCCGACACAACGGAGGACACATGAAGTCGATCACGCTGGCCGACGAGCTCTACTACAAGGTGACCAACTTCAACTGGCGCACCGGAAGGGTGGGGCCGTGGGCGAACTTCAACAAGTTCCCGCCAGCGCCGCAGCTGCCGCCCAAGCCGTGGCACGCCGACGGTGACGCCCTGCTGGCCGGTGGCCCACTGGTGCGGGTCGACAACTCGAGCGCCATCATCGAGCACATGAAGTCAAGCGGGCGGCTGGTCATCAGCACCGGCTCGGTCATCCCGAACGCCGAGGGCAAGACCGAGGGTCGCCGGGTCAACATTGCCGTCGAAGACGACCCCAAGTACACCATCGTGACCAGCGCCACCCAGCTGCAGGCTGGCCGCATCTTGGTCAACGACGGCCAGTACCCGAAGGTCGACCGCAACCTCGTCGGCACGCAGGTGCGCATTCCACGCGAAGTGATTCGGCAGGGCTTCCCCATGCGCAACTACTCCGACACCAAGGTGCACATCTTCGATGCAGCCTCCAACGTGATCGTGGAGATCCAGCACTGCGAAGAGATGCCGGTCCCCTCTGGCCGCGCCTACCGAGCGCACGGACTGAGCGTCATCGACCTGTCCGGCCCGCAGGACGTGGGCGAGGGCCGCTCCGCCGCCAAGATCAGCCTGACTGAGAGCGTGCTCCGCTTCGATGACCTGATGTCCGGCTGGCGACAGACCACCACGATGGGCACCCCTGCGGCCTTCAAGCTCGACTACCTCGCCCCGGCGCGAGGCACCGACGGCCCCTCCACGCACCCGAATGCCGTGTGGATGGGCATGGTGCTGCGCATGAAGCCGGGCATCGCACGCGAGCTCAAGGCCATGGGCAGGCCCCAGCTGTCCGCGGTGGTCGAGTGCTACGAGGACAAGGGGTTGATGGTGGTGGACACGTCCGGCAACCACGCCACCGGACTCGACCCTGACGCACGCTGGGATCAGGCCCAGCTGAATCCGCTGCGCTCGGCGACCCTCGACTGGTTCGATATCTGGAAGCGAGTCTCCTGATGGCGACCGGTTCCCCGTGGATCAAGCGGCTGCGTCCCTGTCCACGGGGAACCGGTCGCTGTCGCAAGTGCGGCAAGCGGGTCTGCGAAGGTGACGGCAGGCCGGGGCGACGCAACAACGCCGGGCACCTCTACTGCTCGACAACCTGCCAGAAGAACGCCAACAACAACTCCTAGAAAGGGAGAACACATGAACCTGCAGGAAGCCTTGGCCGACGCCCAGCGTCGAGTCAGGGAGGTCAACGAGGCCAATGGGTGGTTCGATGCGGACCGCACCTTCGGCGACGACATCGCGCTGCTCCACAGCGAGGTCAGTGAGGCGCTCGAGGAGTTCCGCGACCACGGGGTCCACGCCTACATCATGGGTGACGACGACGACGGCACCATCATCCCGATCCGGGTCGACCACCCCGCCGAGTACGAGCACAGCAAGCCCCTCGGCGTGCCCAGTGAGGCAGCCGACATCCTTGTGCGCCTGCTCGACTTCTGCGAGCGGTACGACATCGACCTCGGTGCCGAGTTCGAGGCCAAGCTCGCCTACAACGCCACGCGTGGCCACCGACATGGAGGCAAGACGCTGTGACCCACTACACCCCGGCCGTCATCTACGACGCGGACGGCGACGAAGTAGAGGTCCAGTTTCGCGACCACGTGTCGGTGAAGCTGGTCCAGCACATGGGCGGCGACGAGGCCGTGGTCGCATCTGCCAAGGTGAGCACGCAGGGCGCCGAGTCGTGGGCGTTCTGGGACGAGGACCCCGAGAAGTTCAAGGGCCTCATCAACTTCCTCATGCGCAACCGCCACGGCACCCCGTTCGAGCACAACAGCTTCACGTTCGTGGTCGAAGCTCCGATCTTCGTCTACCGGGAGTGGCACCGCCACCGGATCGCTTGGTCGTACAACGAGGAGTCGGGTCGCTACAAGGAGCTCAACGGCGTGTTCTACCTGCCGTCGAACGAGCGCAAGATCCTCGCCGTTCCCGGGACCAAGGCCGGCGAGTACGTTCTCGAGCTCGGTGACGAGAAGCTCCACCAGTGGTTGCGTGACGACATGATGGAGGACTGCGTGCTGCTGTACGCCAAGTACCTCGAGCGTCTGGGTCGCGGCATCCACAAAGAGGTTGCCCGGATGACCCTCCCGGTCAACCTGTTCTCATCCATGTACGCCACGGCGAACGCACGGGCACTGATGGCCTTCCTGTCGCTGCGGACCAACCGCGAGGACGCGCTCAAGCCGTCCAAGCCGATGCGGGAGATCGAGATGTGCGCCGAGATGCTCGAGGTCGAGTTGAGCGACATCATGCCGATCACCATGGCAGCGTTCGAAGCGAACGGGAGGCTGGCACCGTGACCGACCAGCCCAAGGCAGGCGACCAGCCGCTTCCCGACAACGCCGCCACCGCCCACGTCTGCGTGCAGGACGCCGTGGCGGAGCACTGGCACGCCAACGGTCGGCGGCTGTACGCCGACTTCTTCAAGTACCTTGCCGACCGCAAGGAACTCGGGGTGCATCGCTACGGACAGGCGCTCCACGTCAACAACGGGCGCGACGCCACTCGTGACGCCTTCGAGGAAGCCTTCGATCTGGTCATGTACGTGGCGCAGATGATCCTCGAGCGCGATGGCGAGCTCCCCTCGGAGTACTACCCCGAAGACCGGCCGACCGATGAGCTCTTCGTCCTGTTCGATCTGGCGCAGGAGTCCATGCATCTGCTGGGCCGCATCCTGATCGACCGCGACAACGGCCTGCCCGAGGTGGTCATCGGATGAGCGACATCGAGGTCATTCGGGCCGCCCACCGTGGCGGCAAGATCAAGGGTCACTACGTGGTCATGGGTCTATTGCACCTCTGGGGGTGGGCATGAGCATCTTCCGCCCCGAGGGCAAGGGTCGCCGCTGGGGCCTACTGCGCAAGTTCGAGGTCCCCGATCTGGACGAACCGCTGGAGACTTACCTCACCCGCTACGTGATCGTGCGCACTCCCCTGTTCGCGATCTACGTCCACCGCATGGATCGACCCGACAGCCGCGCTGTGCTCCACGACCACCCGTGGGACTTCATCAGCTTCGTGCTGCGGGGCGGCTACTGGGAGATGACCGACACCGACACTCGGGACCAGCCCGGCTGGAAGGTCAAGTACAGGTTGGTCCGTCGAGTCAACGTCAAGCGGGCCACTGCGTCCCACTACATCCGTCACCTCGTTCGAGTCCCGACGTGGACCCTCCTGCTGACCGGACCCCGGCGACGGACGTGGGGCTACTGGGACCGACTCAACCCGCAGAGGCGAACCGACTTCATCTGGGTGCCGTTCGATCAGCACCCCACCATCGCGTCCGAGTTCGATCGGGCCATGTCCATCCGCAACGCACACAAGGAGAAGTAGTGAGCGCCGAATACACCGAGAAGTACGTCGTCACCAAGGTCGGCTCGGACGAGCCACTCCTCGAGGGCACCTACTTCGTCATTCGCTCCAAGGACGTGTTCGCCACCTCGGCGCTGTACGCCTACGCCCAGAGCATCCAGACCATCCTCGACGCCCAGCACGACCTCGGCATCGAGCTCGACTCGGAAGTTGCAGACAACCTGCACCAGCTGGCGGATCAGCTGCTCGACAAGGCTCGCGACTGGGAGTCGCTCAACAGGAAGGTGCCCGACTGATGACCCTGCCACTGGACATCCCGCCCATGCCCCGGCTGGTCGACCACCGTTCGCCGAGCACGCTCTACGTGGACGACATCTGTGCCGCTAGCGGGGTCGACCGCGAGACCGTGTGCCGCGTGCTGGAAGCCATCGAGCACGTCGGGTTGCCCACGGTGACGTACCCCCCAAGCGGGCAGAAGAAGGCGCAGAAGCCGAAGCGCAAGCGAAAGGCGAGGAAGTGAGCGCCAGCGGGTCAGGGCCGACGACCCCGCCGACCTCGGAGTCGGGTCGCCCGCGGTTTGCCGACGATGAGGGCAACGTCATCTTCCCCAAGCTCTCCGAGGAGGACCTCGAGCGCATCAACCTCTGTCCCATCTGCTTCTTGCTGACGTTCGACTACGAGAACCACTACAAGTGGCACGTCGACCTCAACGCAGCGATTCGGGACGCTGGGTCTCCGATCGGCGGCTTCTTCAGCCCCAGCAGGATGGGGCTGTGAGTCTCCGCAACAGTGGACCCGCTCCGGAGCCGACCGAGCACTGTCGGCATCCGGGTCGGCGTCCGCCGAACTGGAACTCAGCCATCACCCGGTACATCATCCTGCGGCACCCCGAAGGCGTCGCACCGGGCACCTACTTCCCAGAGGAGTACGAGCTCGAGTGGTTCGACAGGGAGGAGCACGGGTTGTTCTCCAAGATCATCATGGTCCACCCCGCCATCCCGTGTGGCCCCAGCGGCGTGAAGCTGCGCAACAAGCGAACCGGCGACATCGCCGACGTGTACGAGCCGATCGGCGCCCCACCCATGCACATGAGGCACGAGCATGCCCCCCAAGAAGCCCACTGACAACCACCCCATCAGCCGACTCAGGGTCGACCCACCCGAGGACATCGTTGCCGGTCTCCTCAACCGCCTGCAGTGGAAGCAGGACGACCCCGGAACCTTCCGCGTCTACTTCGTAGTGCCGAACCCCGGCAACAAGCTCTCGAGCCTCAACCTGCCGATGGAGTACTCGCATCTGGATGTGACCTGCCTCCACGAGCGGAGTCACCCGGTGCGCTTCATGAACGACGGCATCGGTGAAGTCGAGACCTTCGTCAACGCCAACCACCTCTACCTGACCGGGGTGCTCAGGGCAACCTCGCTGGGCCTGATCCTCACGTTTCAGGCCGACGATCTTGCGCCCGAGTGGGCACTGATGGTGCTGCGCTCCCAGCTTCACTTTGAGCCATGGAAGAAGATGAAGGTTCCGCCCGGCTCTCTGACGATCCAGCTACAGCCGCCTGTGGTGCATGCCACCGGCCCCACCCTGCACCCCGCCGAGATCACATCCGTCTACGAGGTCGAGGGCATGCGCGGCTGGCGGATCACCTACGCTGACGGCCAGACCCAGCAGATCGCCGAGGACGCCATCGAGAACCTGCCGCAGTCCGACATCGCACGGGTTTACAAGTGGCTTGAGGGCCAGCATGCGGCCAAGAACTTCTTCGTTCACCTCCGCGATTCCCAGCCGGGCGACCCGATCACCCCGCACCCCTTCTGAGAGGACCCCCACCGTGACACTGGACACCACGGCCCCCGAGTACGGCACCGCAGGCAACGGCCGCGGCGCACTCTCCAAGATCAAGGACGAGGTCAAGTTCTACCAGCACCAGATCGACGGCGTGCGCCACCTCGCTCGCCTGAACAGCTTCTTGCTGGCCGACGAGATGGGCGGCGGCAAGGCTCAGCCGATCGACAGGCCGGTGCTCTGCCCCGAGGGCTGGCGCCCGATCGGCGCCCTGCAGCCCGGTGACGTGATCTGCCGACCCTCTGGTGGCATGCAACGCGTCGCTGCGGTGCACCCGCAGGGGGTCACCCCGGTGGCACGGGTGTCGTTCAGCGACGGCACGTCCACGGTGGCATCGTGGGACCACCTGTGGACCGTGCTCAGCGATGCGGACGGCTGGGTGGACCTGACCACCACCGAACTGCACGACGCCGGTGTCAGCACCCCTGACGGGCGCCACCGATGGCGGCTCCCCATGCCGGTGGCGACGGCGCAGACGGGCGCCCTGTGGCCCGACCAGCTGGACCCGATGGCGGCGGGGTTCGCCTACGCCGGGGGTTTCACCTTCGAGAACAAGCGCTCCGACTTCGCCTGCTTCAAGGCCAGCACCAAGCGGTACCCGTCGCTCGAGCACTTGACGGTGCCGGACACCCTGCTGAGCTTCGAGAACAAGGGACTGGCGCCTGACGACCAGCGCCCCGAAGCCCTAACTGCCTTCTACCAGAACCTCGAGGCCCTCGGGTTCCATCGCATGACCACCCGACGCAAGTTCCCCGAGTGGCTCATGTTCGAGTCGATCGCGACACGCACCCTGTTCCTGAGCGGAGCCATGCTCGCCGTCGGCGGCATCGGCGCCTCCACCGGGTGGCGGTTTGGGCTGGACCTGTTCTACTCCACAAATGCGAACGTGGTGGAGGGCTTTGCCAGCCTTGCCCGGTCGCTGGGCATCGGCGCCACGGTGGATGGAACCTTCATCCACATGGACATGCCCCACTACTGGCACAGCGTCACCGGGGTGTCCATCGACACCCCCTTCCCCAGCAAGTACGTGACGCAGATCAGTCCCGCTGGCGAGTCCGAGTGCTGCTGCATCACGGTGGACGACAGCGAGGGCCTGTACCTGACCAACGGCTACACCGTCACCCACAACAGCCTTCAGGTGCTCGCCGTGACAGCAGTCGACTACCAGCTGGGCAACGCCAGCAAGACCCTGATCGTCTGCCCGGCCACCCTGAAGGACAACTGGGCCTCAGAGATCGCCGAGCACACCGCCTTCAAGGCAGTGGTGTGTCAGGGAACCCCCAAGAAGCGCGAGGCCATCATCGAGGACTTTCGCACCGACCCAGACACCGACATCCTCATCATGAACTACGAGCAGGTGCCGGGACACCTCGACGCCATCAACGCCTGCGTGATCGACGTGCTCATCTTCGACGAGGCGCACTACCTCAAGAACCCCAAGTCCAAGCGCACGAAGGCGTGCCACAACATCTTCTCGAAGCGCTCCTTCCTGCTGACCGGGTCCCCGATGCTCAACCAACCCGACGAGCTCTGGGGCATCCTGCACCGCATCAACCCGCACGAGTTCCCGAGCTACTGGCGATTCCGTGAGCACTTCTGCAAGATGGGCGGGTTCCAAGGGAAGCAGGTGACCGGCGTCAAGAACCGCCTCGAACTGGTCGAGATCCTCGACCGCTACATGCTGCGGCGACTGAAGTCCGAGATGATCCAGCTGCCGCCCAAGAACTACGTGCCGGTGCACGTCCCCCTGTCGCCACTGCAGACCAAGCTCTACAAACAGGCCACCGACGAGTTGCAGTTGGAGGTGCCCGGCAACCCGGACCCCATGGAACTCGAGAACGCCATGACCAAGATGCTGCGCCTGAAGCAGATCACCGGAACCCCGGCCACGCTGGGGTTCGAGGACGAGTCGGTCAAGCTCGACCGAGCCGTCGAGATTGCTGCCCAGCTGATCGAGGACGGGGAGAAGGTTGTCATCTTCACTCAGTTCCGCGGCGTGCTGGAGGCCATGGTCACCCGTCTGGCCGCCATCAAGGTGCCGGTCTACCAGATGCACGGTGACGTGCCCCAGAAGCTTCGCGTGCCACTGGTCCACGAGTGGCGCGACGCACCTGCTGCCGGGGCGCTAGTGGCCATGCTGCAGGTAGCTGGAGTCGGTCTCGACTTCACTGCGGCGTCCAACATGATCTTCCTCGACAAGCTGTACGTGCCGGACATGAACACGCAAGCCGAGGATCGCTGCCACCGGCTCAGCATGAACAAGACGAAGCCGGTGACGATCTACGAGATGCTGTGCACCGGCACGGTCGAGGATCGCGTCGAGAAGATCCTCCGCCGGAAGCGCAAGCTCGGCAAGGAGGTCGTGGACGCGACCGAACTGAAGAAGATCGTTGCGGCGGCATTGCACGATCGCGACTAAGGCAGTACCGTCCGACAACCCGCCGACCCACAGGAGGAAACCGGTGCGCAAGAAGGTAGCGATGGCGGCACTGGCCGCGACGCTAGGGGCAGTGATCGCGGCTGCCGCCGTGGTCGGTTGGGCCATCGGCTCGCTGCCCGACTGGTTCGATGACGAGGGAGACCTGTGAAGATTCAGTACCGACAGCCGTCGCTCGCTCGAGCCTTCGAGCTCGCCTCGCGTGTGGCGCCGACAGCCAAGGGCGGGGCATGGGACACCGCCGCTGGCATGCTCATGGAGATCGACACCGACGGCACCACCACCGTGAGGGCGACGAACCTCGACGTGGCGGTCCGCATCGTGATCGAGGCCGAGGACCTCATCGAGGCCCCCGACCAGCCGGTGCGGCGCAGGGTGTCGTCGCTCTTCTTGGCCCAGTTCATCCGCTCGCTGACGGCGGCCGTCACGATCGAGGACGACCTCAAGAAGAACTCGCTGCTCTTCAAGTCCGGGTCCTCGCGTCTGCTGGCCCCCCTCATGGACGCCACGGACTACCCCGACTTCCACGAGCCGCCCACTGCGGCGCCCGACGAAAGCCTCGACCTCGGCTCACTGGCCGACCGGGTGCTGTGGGCCTGTGACACCATCAGCAGTGGCGCCCGATCGGGTCTGCACGTCACCAGCGAGCACGTCGTGGGGGTCAGCGAGGAGGCCATGGCCATCGCACCGGCCGACATCCCCGTGACCGAGCCGGTGACCTTCCAAGCTCGCGAACTGATCGGACTCCTGCGCGGCTTCAACAGCAGGATCACTGCTGACTCCGAGAAGGTGTTCTTGTGGCTGAGCGACGACGACTGGGTGTCGGCGTCGTTGTTCGCCGAGAGCTACCCCAACTACCCGATGGTGCTGGAGCGGACCAAGTGGGCGGGCGCCATCGAGCTCCAGCGGGAGCCGATCCTCACCTGCCTCGAGCGACTCGCCATCGTGGGCGGCATGGACCGAGGCAACATGCCGTCAGTCGAGATCACCATGACCAAGACCCGCATGACACTCCGTCTGGTGGTCTCCGGTGTGGCGGCCAGCGACGAGGCCCTCGCCATCAAGGACGGCCCCAGCGACGGCTACGCAGGCCGGTTCGGTCTGAGCACCCTGCTCGACGCCATCAAGGCGTCGAAGGGTGACAGCTTCACGTTCCACTACGGCAACCCCGCTGACCGACATGCCGACGCCATCCACCCAGCCAAGCTGGAGGACGCAACCGGATGGCTGTCGGTGCTCATGCCGCGGCGCCCCATCTCGGCGTGATCGAGCACGGGACACTCGTGGCCGCAGCCACGGTGCTGGACATCAACCCCGAGCCGTGGCGGGCACCGGAGTTCAGTGTCGGTCGGCGCGCCGGCAAGCTTGTCGCCATCGGCAGTCCGAACCCGAAGGTCGTGACCTATCAGAACGCGCTACGGGAAGCGCTCGATTGGCCGGGCACTTGCCTCGTCTGGCCGACCGAGCCGTTCGACGGGGTTCACCTCGACGTGCGCATCTTCTTCTGGCGCAAGCGTCATCGCTCTGCTGCGGATGCGACCAACTTGGTGAAGTCGACCGAGGACGCCCTGCATGGGTCGCTGTTCACCAACGACGCGTCCAACCACCGGGTGACTGGCCGGATCATGGAGCAGAACCCCATGGTCCGGCCAGCGGTAGTCATCATGGCGAAGCTGCTGAAGTGGAACGACGACGACGAGTGGGCCTCTGCCATGCTGCATGAGGCCTCCAAGCGGGACATCCAACCCAGCCGAGACAACGATTCAGGCATCGACCCGACGGGAATCTTCTGACCATGACGACCAACGAAATCTGGCACGGAGACTCAATCAAGCTGGCGGCCGACCTGCCCAGCCCGATCCACTGCCTCATCACCGACCCGCCCTACGGCATCGACTTCGAGTCGAACTCGGTGCGTCGCGGTGCATCGGCAGACGAGTACAACGACAAGATCGACAACGACGGCGACGTGGACGGCGCACTGGAGGTCTTTCAGGCAGTCATGGAGCACGTCGCCCCGAAGCTCGCCGACGACGCGGACGTGTACGTGTTCACGGACTGGACCGTTGCCCCGCAGTGGTCAGACGCGATGGCTGACATGGGGCTGCCGGTCAGCATGCAGCTGATCTGGGAGAAGGGCTACCCCGGACTGGGTGACCTGACCTACAACTGGGGCTGCGGCTACGAGGTCATCCTCTACTGCAAGAAGGGCAGGCGGCCGGTCAACCACCGGCGGCGTGGCGTCATCAGCATCCCGCGGGTTCCGAGCGGCAAGAACATCCATCCGACCGAGAAGCCGGTGGCCCTGATCGAGGAGCTCATCAAGGTGAGCACCAACCCGGGCGACATGATCGTGGACCCGTTCTCCGGCTCAGGCTCCACGACGCTGGCCGCCCAGCGCACCGGCCGCAACTGCATCGGCATCGAGAAGTCCAAGAAGTACGTCACCAAGTCGCAGGCCCGCCTCGAGCAGGTCGGCTTTGCATGGGCCGAGTGACGCGGTATGGTGCCCGCACTCAGCAAGGGAGGACCCATGGCAGAACCACGCGAACTTCGTCCCGTCACGTTCTTCGACGGTGACGGGCCGGTGGTGACGAAGAACTTCAGCGCCACCCCCGAGCGGGTGGACCCAGTGGAGGAGGCCCTGCAGGCCCATCCCGCAGGCAACCCCGGTCCCGTGCCGCCCGACTCCGAGCCGTACCCGACCCCGGCCACCCCCACGCCCCACCCCGACGGCCCCCTGCCGATGGACGTGACCGAGGCCGACGCAGGCACCCCGGCACCAGCCGACTACCCCGACGACCTGATCCCCAGCTGACCGCCCGCACACATGGCCGAGGACTGGCAGTCGAAGGGCGCCTGTCGGGGCATGGACCCCAACATCTTCGTGACCGAGCGTGGCCAGCCGACGGCACCGGCCAAGCGGGTCTGCGCCCAGTGCAGTGTCCGGCAGGAGTGCGACGACTACGCAACGGCCAACTACTTGCAGGGTGTCTGGGGTGGCAGGGTGCACAAGGTGCAGCGCCCCCGTGAGGTTGCGGTAGTCGTCACACTGGACGACAGCCGACCGCGGAAATCTGGGTAGCCGCCATGGACTCCCATCCGCCGCCCGTCTACCATGGGGCTGGTCAGGCCAGCGGGCCGGACCAGCCGGGGTTCTCCCTGTAGGTGTGGATGGGTCGTCTGTTACCTCAGTCCCTCGGCCAGCGTCAGCCCGCTGGCCTCGTTCTTCCTCTGGACAGGAGAATCAATGCAGCCGAAGAGCTTGTCACCGACATCCATCGGAGTGTTCGATCTCTGTGAGGCCCGCTTCAAGGCCGAGCAGATCGACCGAGCACGAACCCCATCGGGCGACGCCGCCAACCTCGGCACGGCCTGCCATGGGGCACTCGAGGACTTCGTCGCCAGTGGCGAGGCGCAGTCAGGCGCCAAGCTGGACGTGCTGATCGACCACTACGGGCGCCACTACTGGTCGCTGTTCGACACTGATGCGCGACTCAACGAGGGCGCCGAGATGTTGCGCAAGTGGCACAAGCGCACCAAGTGGGACGGCGTCACAGTTCTCTCGACCGAGCAGAAGCAGTCGATCGAGGTCCCGGTCACCATGCCGGACGGATCGGCCAGCACGGTGACATTCAACTTCATCATCGACCGATTGGACCAGCTGGACGATGGCTCCATCAGGGTGGTCGACTACAAGTCGCAGATGGTGCCGATGACCTACGAGGACCTCCGGTCCAAGCCCCAGCCCACGCTCTACGGCATGCTCGCCAAGATGCACTACCCGCAGGCGCCGGTGATCTGGGTGCAGTTCGACTTCCTGCGCCACGACGCCATCGGCGTGCGAATGACCGATGCCGAGCACGCCGTCGCGTGGCAGTGGCTCAAGACCAAGGCCCAGCAGGTGATCGACAGCGACGGCACCCAAGAGACACTGAACCTCGAGTGCGGCTGGTGCGCCCGCAAGGGTTCCTGCACGGCGCTGCGCAACATCGTCGGCGCTGACCCCCTCTACGGCATGTCCGCAGACGGCGACTTGGCTGGTCTGGCCGAGATGCGAGTCCAGCTGGCCGGCGCGAAGAAGGCCATCGAGAGCCTCTACGAAGAGGCCACGGACCTCCTCGTCAGTCGACTGGCCCACGAGGGCGTGCAGGAGCTCGAGACCGACCAGTACACGATCAAGGTCAAGTCCAACCGACGGCGGTCAGTCGATGGCCCGGTGGCCGCTCGCATCGCCGGGGCCGACGTGTACGCCCGCTACTCGAAGATCACCCTGAAGGACTACGAGTTGATGATCGCCCGGGAGAACTTCACCCCGGATCAGGCAACCGCACTGCAGCAGTTGATCCAGATGCGACACACCGGCAGCACACTCGAGGTGAAGCCCAAGGGTCCAGTCGGTGGCGACTGAAGCCACCGAGCGCCCCGAGTGGGACGACGACTCGATCCGCCAGTACCGCCGTTGGCTGGTGTGCCCCTACGGCTGCGGCGAGTATGCGGTGGAGTTCGACCTGCGGGACCTGTCGCGACGGCAGATGGTCTGCGCCAACGGCCACCCTGCCGTGCACATGCGGATGCTGTTCCGCGACCGGCTGATCCGACTGTGGTTCCCCTAGCCGATCTTGCGCCTGAGTTCAGCGATCTCGTCACGAGCCTCGCGGAGCTCCTCCTTGGCCTCCACGAGCTCCTGCTTCGCTGCGTCGAGCTCGTAGCGGATGTGGTAGTTCATCCGCCGCAGGTCATCGAACCCCTGCCGTAGCTCCGCCTGCTCTTCACGACACGCACGCTCCGAGTCGGCGATGGACTTCGACCAGTCCGCCCAGTGCTGGACCAGCGCCGCCTGCTGGCTGACCCGACCGGCACGCGAGGAGCCGTACAGCCCGAGGACGGCGACCAGCACTGCAGAGATTGCCCCTGACGCCAACACCCATGGACTTGGCCCACTTTGCTCTTGAGCCAGAATGAGAAGCCCCACCCACTCGCTCACAACTCAGGAAGCCCTTTCTCGAGCCCCTTGGGCGGGGTCCGCAGCGGTGAGAGTAGTAGCACGAAGCACGAAAGGGCGAGCACCACGGCCATCCCGAATGCCCAGAACTCGAGCTCCATGGGGCGCTCGTTGACCACCACGGTGGCCGCACCCATGGTGCTGACCACTGCAACGAACCCGAAGGCGATGCGTGAGAACAGGTCGCTGCCAGTGACGGCTCCGACGATGCAGGGAACGGCCACCACCGACCAGACGACCTCCCACATGGAGGCGCTCATGGCCGCTGGCAGGAGGCCCTCGATGAGCTCCTCGAACTGGAAGAGCCACGTGATCTGCCAGATCGACAGCGCGGCGAAGATGGCGAGCAGTGCACGTGTGTAGGGGCTGACCGGCGTTGCGTGCTTCATCTCTGGGTACTCCTTCTAGAAGGTAGTGACCCGAACGATCGGCGAGATGGTCAGATCACCACCGCGGTTGTTGACGGACCCTTGGCCACCCGAGCCACAGTGCACTCGCACGGCGAAGGTGTAGGTACCCGCCGTGACGCACCTGTAGACCCAGTGGACGCGCTGATGGCGTGGGGTCGGCCCCCCCACCGTGGTCGAGCCGGTGCCACCCGTGTTCATCTCTCGGTTGGTCTGCCGCTTGATCTCGGTCAGGGAGCCACCGGGCGGGGTCACGTTCAGGGAGACCGCCACGTCCTGCCAGCCGCCGTAGACGCCTCCGAACACTCCGACGCCCATGAGGTCGTACTTGCCAGTGCCGTCGATGTGCAAGTCGGTGTTCGGCGCAGTGGTCGTGATCGAGAAGGCCACGGACTGACTGGATGTCCCCTCGCTGGTGGCGGTGCCGGGTGCGCTGATGTCGGTGTTGCCGAAGGCCATCACCTTGGCTGCACCCACTGGCGCCCAAGCTCCGCCGCTGGTGCGGACGTAGCTCTGGCCGGTGTCGCGGTCGAGGGCGACGTGCCCCGGCCGGGCGTCACTCGGGAAGGCACTCTGGAACGAGGAGACATGCCCACGACTGATGCCCGAGCCGGGGTCCTTCGCTGTGAAGAACGTGCGCCATGCGGCGTCCTCGTACACCTGCATCTCGCCGATGTCCTCGACGTAGGCCACCATGCCGTCGATCGGGGTCGGGATGGCGGAGTTCCGGGCCGTGACACTGGCGAACCGCATGACGAGCTTGTTCTCGATGGCCTGCGCCAGCGTCATGAGGTTGCCGGGGATGTTCGGCGTGTCAGTCGACTCCGGTACCGGAAGGCTCTGGATCGGCGTGGTTGTGCTCATGTCGTCCCTTCAGATCAGCTGAACCCTACAGCGGGCTTGGTGGCCCTGTCAGGCACCGGAGAGCGTGAACGGAGCGGGCCAGACGCCGTCCAGCTTCGGCCCGTACAGCCTGCGGCCACCGGTCTCGAGGACCTGCAAGTAGAAGTCCCCGTTGTCCCCGATGAACTCCGTGGGCGGCTCGAGACCGCTGAACATCAGCCCACCCGAGCGCGTGAAGTCAACAGCTTCCGCCTCTGGTGCTGGAGTGTCCCCCTGCAAGCCGTTGGCCCGACCAGCGATGCCGACGAAGAAGGCAGGCCCCACGACGTTCTCGATGAACGGGTCACCGTTCACCATCGACAACCTGACCTTCTGCCCGGCCTGCTGCGGCTGAACGGCACCCATGCGCACCACCACCGGCTCGGTGGCGCCCGGCAGGAGCACGTCTGCGGTCAATGCGCGACGATCGAAGCCCTTCACCACCCCGTAGGTGGCCGGGGGGTGCAGCTGGGCCACCTCGCGGCGCACCATCTTGACAATCAGGTCGCGCAGTGCCGCGGCGAACGCCGGGCTACCGAGGCTCATGCCGCCAACTCGTCACCCCAAACGAGGTCAGGCGACTCTTCGCCAGACTCGCTCAGGGAGTAGTCGCGACCCACAACGGTGACGCGCTTGCAGTTGCCGCTCATCGCGCCGACCTTCAGCGGGACGGTCAGGGAGGTCAGCAGGAACCGACTGGGGTCACCGGGCAGGGCCTCCGGGTTGTCGACCCTCACGATGTCGCCCACCTCCAGCCACGGGTAGTTCAGCGACGAGAAGGCAACGTCGTACTGCTCCAGAGCCGCAACCGACAGGTAGGTCTTGGCGAGCTCGAGGCACTGCTCCCTCGTCGTCGCAACCGCAGACTCGATCTTCTTGGTGCGCCGACCGATGCGGCTGATGCGACTGGGGCTGGACGGCTCGTTGTTCTCGGCCGCAGCCCACACCGGCAGCGTGGTGTCCCCGACGGTCGACACCACCACCACGTGATTGAAGAGCTCGCCGTCGTTGGTCGACGGGGTGAGGTCGACCACGTTGCCTGCCGACGGGCCGAGGGTCAGCACGGTCGGGCTCGTGACCGGGTCCCGCTGCGGCCGCATGACCAACTCACCGCTGGCACTGAAGTAGAGCTCGTAGTTGAAGGCCGTCGCGATGTCCTTCGCGATAGCCCACCTCGAGGTGTCGGCGTCGAAGGTGGTGTCCTTGAGGAGCGTTTCGGCGGTCCACGGCACAGCCACGCGGCGGATGTCGCAGTTGCCCGCGAGTGCCCGGATCAGGTCGCTGACTCGCGTACCCTTCTTGAAGGTCAGGGCAGCCTCGATGCGGGAAGTGATCATGGCCTTCGAGTAGTCACGTCCCGTGACGCTGATGGCGCTGTTGGCCTTGTTCGCCGGCGCGATCTGGTCGATCATGAAGTGCCCGAGGTCGAACTCGAAGCGAACCTCGTCCACCACCACGCCCCGGCGCACGCGAATGATCTTGTCGTACCAGAACTCACGCTCGTCGGGGCTGAAGCGACGGTCGCTGTTGTCGAGGGTCAACGCAAGGGTGCGCCGCTCGTCGCGATCCAGTTCCACGTTCACGTTGCCGTCGGTGAACGGCACGGTCTCCGCCCACAGGGATTCGTCCCGGTTCAGGATGTCGACAGCCCGCCAGACGTGGATGCGTGCAGCGTTCAGGGCATCTGAAACCGCCGCAGTGGGGGTGGTCAGTAGTACACGACCCTGCTGGGCACGCGAGCGCCCTGCGGGCGCATACAGCGCCCCGGTGGCACCGAACCTGATCGGCTCCACGACGATGTCCCGGCCGCCCGATTCCACGGTCGGATCGCCGGTGGTCAGCCCGCCAGAGGCCCCGAACGTGACGCTGCCGCCGTCCTGATCGGTTCCACCGGGCACGACCACCGGGTCTGCCACCAGTGCGCCAGTGACACCGCCGCTGACCAACTCCTCCTCGCCCTCGATCAGGGCGAGGAGCTCGGTGGTGGCGCTCGTGTCGAAGGTGACCGGCTCGACGGTGTGGACGACACTGGTGGTCGGCGCGCCGTAGGTGTCGCCGTAGGTGTCCGAGTAGACATCGTCCAGAGCCGCGGGGTCTTCACCGCCGTAGTAGTCGGAGTAACTCTCCTCGTAGATGTCGGCCATGGGTCACCGGCTCACTGGAAGACTGGGAACTGGGTTGGGTTGAGTCGAATCGAAGCATTCCACGCTTCGATCGTCTGAAGGTCGGGCTCGTCCACGATGTTGCACCCACCATGGGAGTACCAGCACCACAGCAAGGGTGCTGGGTCGAGGTTGCGATGGTCGTTGGTGATGTCGTAGTACAGCTGGGCGCGCTGAGCCTTGCTGTACTTGTGAAGTGAGTCGCCGCCCACCTCGGCCCCACGGATGATGCCGGTCTCACCCGATCCCCAAGGCTTTCCCCTGCTCTTGGCCAGCGCAGCGATGAGGCGCATGGTTCGGTACGAGTCGTTTCGAGCTCCCGAGTTGGTTCGCTGCTCGGAGTTGTAGATGTCCGGCTGGTAGTCGCCGAGGGTCGCCAAGCGAGCGATCATGCGTGACCCGCTTGCCTTCTGGCCGCGGGGGTACATATCCCACCCCATCAGGTCGTACTCGGTCCAAGAGGCGGGGTACCACGTCTGTGCACTTCCCTTGCTGGTATCCCAGAAGGTCCAGTCACAAATGATCGGGGCGACGTAGAACTGGTACCCCTCGGCGCGTGCAGCGAGACACTGCTCGTACAAGGCGCTGTGTGCATCGCGCCAGATGGCCTGCCACGTGGACACCGGGCGACCGTTGCGGCTGTCGTCGCCCTCTGGCTCGTGCCACACGCACATGAAGCATGGCGTGTTCTTGCCGACGTTCGTCTTCAGCCAATTGACCGAAGAAGGCGCCCAGCTAGAGGGGTTCTCCATGCCGCCGCCGATCGACGCGCTTGGCTTCCACGACACCCAGATCGCAGCGCCCTGGTTCTTGGCCTGCGTGATGAAGCTCTGTGGCAATCCAGAGGCATTGCCACTTCCCGTGAAGATGCGAACGACACCCGGCTTCAGGAGACCTCTGGCCATCTGGCCGCTGACGCCGTTCCATGTGCCGCCGCCCACGTCGGCGCCGTAGCCGTAGACCACCGGCAGGTCGCCACTCGGTGGCGGCGGTGCGACGGGCTGGGTTGCCGTTGAGGGGTTGTCGGTGTAGATGCCGTCCACGCCGAGTGCAATCTGGGCCTCGGCAAGCGCGTTCGTGTTGACCGTGTAGACCCAGACCTTGAGTCCAGCGGCCTTGCAGGCGTTGACGATGGTGAGATTGACGTTCCCGGCTGGCATCTGCACGCCCATGATCCCGGCAGCGGCGATGGTCGCCGGACTGGCGACGGTTCCGTCACCGGGCGCGCCACTCGGAATCTTGTAGAGGACATTCAGGTTGGCGGCGGCCATCGTGGTGCACTCGGAGTAGGCCTCCGAGACCGCGATGATGTTGCCGAAAGCGTTGTTGGCCTCCACCCAGTCGATCAGCGGGGTCACTGCGGCCGCGACCTTGATGGTCGGCATGAGCACCTGCTTCCCGGCCCAGATGCGCGCCACACTCTTGGCCGGGTAGCTCGCGTTGTCCCAGAAGGTGGCGGGCTGAGCAGAACCGCCACCAAGGGGGGAAGGGATCGTCTTGCTGTTCCACTGGGACGCCGTGGTCTCGGTGATCGAGTTGAAGGACAAGACCAGCGAATTGACCCCAGTCTCACCGGTGAGGACACGAAGATCGCAAGCCCCACAAATCCGAGGCAACACAGCCTGCAGATTTGGGTTCGTGAAGAGGGTGTTCGCGGCGAAGAGCGTGTTCTCGTTCGCTTCGGACATGCCGAAGCGATTCCCGGCGTAGACCGGGTAGTTGAGCTCACCGACCAGATCGTCGCCGCCCAGCCACGGCCACTGGCGAACGACGCCGGGGACCAAGCCCCCGGAGCCATTCGCAATGTGCATGGTCCCGTCGACCCACGCAGCACCATCCCACAGCCGAACCGGCATGAGTCAGACCTTCTTCTTGAGGGCGATGGTCGCCAGCCCGAGGGCGCCGGTACCAGCGATGCTCCGCACCCAGTCACGGCCGCCCGTGGTGGGTCGGGCGGCGCCGTTGGCGACCGCGAGGTGGTAGGCCGCAGCGGCGCTGCATGCCTTGGAGCCCGTGGCCGCCGACAGGGCAGCGGGGCCAGCTGTCCAGTCGGCGGGCTTGGTCAGCGTGAACGCACCGGAGCCACTGGCGTCCTTCTGCTCGAGCCAGAAGCCGCACACGATGGAGTCGACCGCTGGCGTGACCGACGGTGCGTAGTTGGTGGTGCCGCTGCTGACCTGACGGTAAGCGAAGTTCTGCGGCTGGTTGGCCGTCAAGTCGACGTTGCGGAAGATCATCATTGCCGCCGCCATGCGCACGGCTACGCCGGTCTTGTTGATGGTGAAGTTGCCGTCGCCGGCCTGCAGCACCTTCGTCCAGAACTTCAGGTGAAGGTTGCCGCTCTGAACGGCCGAACCGCTGATCTCGGTCCAGCCTGCCTGACTCACGGTGGTGGTGGCGTCGGTCGTGTTCACCACCGTCGCCAGTACGGCCACGTCGCCCGGAGAGAAGGCTGGCATCGTGATCCCGAGTGCCGTCGTACTCGCGTCGTTGGCGGCGCCGCCGACGTAGGTCGGCGTGAGGTCGGGGCCGGGCACGGTCTCGCCCTCATCGGCCACGAACCACAGCGTCCCCGCAAGCGTGCCGGGTGGCGGGGTTTCGCCGAAGTCGAGGACGCCGACGATCGTGCCGTTGGTGCCGGGCTGACCCTGCGGGCCAGCGATGTTGCCGACGTAGGTCCATGGAGGAGTCACGTTGGGGTCGTAGCCCCAGAGGTCGCCCTCGTTGCCGACGAGCCAATGCTCGCCGTAAGCGCCCGTGCTCGGAAGATTCGACTCTTGGGTCACCGTGCCGATGATGCGCGGTCGGGTGTCGAGGAGCTCCTGCACGAACGCCTGCGTGTCGACCAACTCCTTGCGGAGGTTGATGTGGTCCTGCACGTGGCCGGGCGAGCCGACCGCTGGAGATGGATTGGGGAGCTCGTCCCCCATTGCGTCGGTCATGGTGGTGCTCCTTGGATCAGGTCGCTGTGAGCTTGAGGGTGCCCGAGGTGAACTTCAGCCGATCGCCGCTGACCACTGCCTTCGGCGTGATCGCCACCACGCTGATGATCGTGCCGCCCCCGGACACCGACCCGTTGGTCGTCAGCAGGGCCACGTGGGTGATCGTGCCGGACGCACTGAAGGGGCCGATGAAGATGTCACCGCTGCTGGCAACCTCCACGGGCGCTGCGGCGGTGTTGGTCGCGTCCCACGTGACCTGAGGCCGCAGGTTGGTACCTGCGACCTCAGCGATCGACGTGGGGTCCTCGCCGCTTGGTGCGGCGGTGAGGGCGGCCAAGTAGCGGGGCGAACCCGATGTGGCCAGTGTGAGGTTGCCAGCGGTCAGCCTGCCTGCCGCCGCCTCGACGGCCAAGGTCTGGCCCTTCTTCTTGAACGCCACGATCGTCCTCCGGGGTCAGCTGGCGAGGGCGAAGCTCGCCGGGTCCACTGACGACGGTAGCACGGCGGCGGAGTTCTGCGCACCGGTACGCTTCGCGATCCAGCCCTTGAGGAAGACCAGCACGGCGATCGCGCCAGCGTAGGCGGCAGCCTGCGCCCCACTGACGCTCATGTTGAAGGTCCCGTCGCTGTTGGCGGCGAAGAAGAGGGTTCCGAAGGAGACCACGAAGGTCCTCACGATGCGCCAGAACAGGTCGGTCGCCCACGGGAGGCCGTCGGGGATCACCGGCAGCGCCGCCAGCGCCGCACTGGCGCCAGCTGCGATTGCCGCCAGACCGGCCGCCTTCTGGGCATCGGCGCCGAGGTTGTTCATGCCCAGCAGGGTCACCACGAACACCTGCACGAAGGTGCTGAGCACCTTCTCGAACATGAGTGAGAACTGCACCTTGAGTCCGTACTTCATCTTGCCTTCTTTCCGATCACTGTGTGATCTCTGTGTAGGGGATCGACACGTCGCTGAGCTCAGTGACGACCCCGGCGATCCGGGTGACGGAGATGTCGCCCAGATGGACCAGAAGCGACTCCCTGAAGGGAACCCGCATGATGACGGCCTGCTTCGACTCCTGAATGTCAACGAGTCGCCGGTAGGCATCTCCAGCAGCACCGGCCACGCCCAGATCGCGCAACTGCACCGACAGGGTGCCGGAACGACCCAACGATGTTCCCACCTCGGCCTTGCGGCCCACATCCATGACGTCGAGAACTTCACTCTCGTACTGGTGGGCGAAGTCGTCTGCCGTGACGTTGCGAAGCTCGAGTACGAGCGTGGGATCGTTCACGGCCTTGAGGAGGTAGGTGGTCACCGACAGGTCGACCGACACCGGGTACAGCGGCGACTCCACCTGCACCCCGAAGGCCACGCCCACCTGCGTGACGGCGTACTGCACGTCGTCGCCAGCAGCGGCACTGTGGTCCATCCACTGATCGACGGTGGTGGACCCCAAGAACTCCCAGCTGTGGTCAGAGTCGAAGCGCCGGTAGACCCTCCACTCCACGAAGGTTGCGTCGCGTGGCGCACCGGCCCAGTCGAGGTCGACCTGATTGAAGTCTGCGTACCACTGCCGGTCGATGCTGAAGCTGGGGCCGGGAGGGGCAACCCACTGGGCCGTGAGCGCCACCGAATCGGTGCTCATGACGCCGAGGCTCGAAACGGCGTAGACCACCGCCTCGAACTCGAGGCCATTCGTCAAGACTCCCGATGGTGGCGTGTAGGCGGTCACGGAGCCGACCTGCGGACCCGAATCGAAGAACTCCTGTCCGTTGTCCGATCGGAAGAAGCGGACCCGGAAGGACTGCTGGGTGTGCCCGGCAGCGGATGCGTAGGTCCAGTCGATGGTTGGCGATGGTGTGGTGACGGTCGTCGTCGGTGAAACGATCGTCACCACCGGAGAGTCACCGACGAAGAAGGGGTGGTAGCTGGTGACCCCAGCAGATGCGTCGTCGTTGTCCCATGTCTCGACACTCCAGCGAAGCACTTCATTGCGCCCACCTGCCGGAATGGTCACAACCCGAGACTCGTTGGGGCTGGTGATCTTGCCGCTGTCGTACAGCGTGCTCGAGCCACCGGACGACATGAGGTCGGCGTAGTCGGTGTTCAGCGCCAAGATGCTGCCGTAGGAGGCGTACACGTCCTCGATCACGTCGTAGGTGGAGTCCGAGTTGTCGGTCTGCACCCTGACCCGATAGGCCGTCTGGGTGTCGTACTCGCAAGTGTCGGCGAAGTCCCATTCGAAGGTGACCGAACCCGCGTTCCATGGCAGGGCCTCGTTGCGACCCGGCCGCAGCAGCCGAGCGTTGCCGGGGTGCGAAACGGTCAGCTGCGCTGCGGCTGACCACGCCGAGGCGTCGTTGCTGCCCTCCTCGACCGCACGGACGCGCACCCAGACCGACCCCTGAGCGATTCGAGGCAGGCCAGCGAAGGCCGTCGCGGCGCCGGGGTTCCTCCAGTCGGTCTCCACGGTCCTGACGCCCACCGTGAAGCCACTGTTCGAGGCAATCTGGAACTGGAGCTTCTGACGGTTCGGCCACGGGAGTAGCCGAGCAGACACAGCGAAGTTGCTCGTCGTCACGGTCGACCCGTTGGCGGGGACGAGGTTCGTGGGTACCTGTGGTGCGGTCATGTGTCTGCCATCGCCTTGAGGTTCTCGATGAACTTCTCTGCGTCGTCGGGGTCGGTGATGTTCGGGAAGGACAGGTCACCGAAGAAGTTGTAGGTGTCGCCGCCGCCATCGAAGTCCGAGTTGCGGATCGGCTTGATCTGAACTTCCTCGTCGTAGAAGCCTTCACCGATCCGGGCTAGCACGCCACCCGGAACCCGAGGCACCGTGAAGCGCCCGCCGTTGGCGAACTGGTGCACCGTCTGGCCCAGCACGCCACCACGGGCCAGCCCGACGTGCACGTGGTTGTGGTGGTCGGCAGCAGTGATCGGGTTGCGTGGGTTCGAGCCGCCCGGACCGGAGTAGATGAGCTCTGTCAGGAGGTCGCGCACTGGCAGGAAGGCCCGGTAGATCGCCAGCAGGCCATCGCTGTCCACGCTCATCGGACGCGTGCCGTAGTCGACGGCACGAGCCGAGGCGTGCAGCGAGGCACGCGTGTTGCCCGAGCCACGCGTGGTGGCGCCGGGCCGGATGGTCGAGATGGCATGCCCCGGCACACCCGTGCTGTCGAAGTACTTCATGAGGGCCACGAAGGAGCCAGGGCGGCCCTTCCATCCCTCGAGCGTGCCGCGGTCGCCCTTGATCTTTGGGTCGGCGTTCTTGATCCAATCTTCGATCATCGTGATCGGCTTGCGGGCAATCCCCTTGATGAACTCACTCGGGATGGTGTCGATGAGGGCGTTCATGAGGGCCTTAACCGGAGCGAAGGCGAGCTTGGCGCCTTCCCGCGCCGCACCCTTGACCACGTCCATGCCGGAGCCGATCAGGGAGGAGGCAGCCGACCGAGCGCGGTCGAAGAGGCTCTGGTCGTGGTCGCCCTGACCAACAGCGCCACCCCTAGCGAACAGGCCCACTCGCTCCGCTGCGGCCTGCGCCAACATCTTGGCGCGGTCCCGGTACTTGGGGTCCGTGGGGATGACGTACTCGGGCCACACGCGACTGCCCTCACCGACGATGGCCCGAACTCCGGCATACAGGCCGCCGTTGGAGTCAACGGGCGGAATGCCACCCTTCGCCAGCTTGACCTTGTCAATTTCGGGAATCTCGTTGATGGTGATGTCGATGCCCAACGCAGAGCCGACAGCCTTGACGCCACCGGAGAGCTTGTTGAAGGCCTTGATGCCGATGTTGACCGCAGCGACGATTGCGTTTGCCCAAGTCTCTGCGCCGGTCTTGAGGAAGTCGAACACGCCTGTGACGGCGTCCTTGAGGACGTTCCACGCCTTCGGCAGATTGTCTTCGAGCCAACCCTTCATTGCCTCGAATGCGGGCCTGATGGCATCCCAAGCGCCCTTCACGGCGCCCTTGATGTGCTCCCAGACCGGCTTGATGATCTCCTCCCACAGCCACGACATGGCCGGACCGAGCTTGTCCTTCACGAATCCACGCAGCCCGTCGAGTGCGGGCCTGATGAAGACCTCCCAAGCCTGCTTGATAAGGTCTTTGATCCAGTTGAAGACGGGCTTCACGGCGTTGTTCCACAGCCACATGACCACGTCGCCAACGTGGGTGATGACCCACCAGAGGCCCATCAGGATGGCGATGACCACCTTCACTGCGAACTCGATGATCCGGTACACGACCGTGAAGACGATCTGCACGATCCCAGCGAGCAGCTGGAACACCGGGAAGATGTACGTGTAGAAGAAGTTCCACAGCGCCATCAGCACGGGGTAGATCACGTTCTGCCACGCCCAAGTGAACACGGCCGAGATTACATTCCAAGCCGTCGTGACGATCGTGACGATGATGGAGAACACCGTCGAGATGATCGACCACACCGGCTGCCAGATCGGGCGCAGCAGGTTGGCCATCTGACGGAACGGCCACAGGAGAATGTTGAGGAGCATGCCGCCGATGTTGAGGAAGAATCCAAGGATCTCGCTGCCGATGTTCTTGAGTCCCTCGAGCGAGAAGTTGCGCTGGAAGAAGCCCCCGACCTCACTGGCGATGTTCCCCAGCCCCTCGAGCGACAGGTTGCGCCCCAGCCAACCAGCAACGTCACCCAGCCAAGACTCTTGAATCCAACCGACGACCTGATCCCACTTCTCGCGAAGTGTCTTGAAGGGGTCAGGCATGTCATCGAGGATTCCGGCGAGCTCCTGCTCCAGCTGACGATTGATCTCCTCGATGCCAGCCAACGAGGACTCGGTGTCGAAGACTGCACTTCCGCCTTGGATGTCGTAGTCGCCCGACAGCCCGTCGAGCGGCCCCTCGTTCGCCGCCTTGGCGGCAGACTGCGCTCGCTCCGAAGCAGACGCGAAGTCCTGCATCGAAGAAGTCATGTCGCTGATCAAGGACTCGATGTCCCGGTACGCCGCCTCAAGGTCATCGAGCTTCGCCTGCTCGTCGTCCAACTGCCGCTTGATGAGGTCGCGCTGCCACGTGATCGCGTCCAGCGTGGACCGCTGCTGATCGACCTTGACGTTGAGGCTCTGCTGCAGCGGCGCCAACGCCGCCATGCTGGCCTGCTCGCGCTGGATGTTCGCGATGATCTCCTCGAACGGGAGCTCCTCGAGTCCGTCCGCCAACTGCTCGATCTGACGCAGCTGCGGATCGAAGTTGATCGAGTTCTCCAAGTCAAGGCGTTCGCCGGTCCGCTGGAGTCGCTCGAGTTCTGCGTTCATGCGCTCGAGCTCGGTCACGTTGTCGGAGATGCCCTCCTGCTGAGCACGCACAGCGTCGATCTGGGCGTCGTAGACGCTCAAGATGTCGCTGCCAGCCCCCGCCATGTAGAGGCCGTTGCGGACGCCGGTGAGCATCTCCATCTCACCGTTCAGGGCCTCCATGCGAGACTTAAGGTCATCAAGCGCCCCACCGGCATCCTCGAGGTCCATGATCGCAAGCTTCAGTCGCTTCTGTGCCATGGTGTTCTCGAAGATGGAATCACTCATGGCCCGCATGCCGGTGATGCCGGTGTTGGCGTAGCGGTCGATTGCCTCCTGCGAGGCGTCCATGGAGGCGTTGACCGAGTCCAGCTGGTACTGCAGGTCCTCCAGCGTTCGCGTCGCCACGGTGACCGAGCGATCGAGCTCGTCGTAGCGGGCCTGCAGGGGGCCGACCACTGCGGCCTGAGCGGCGATCTGCTGGGCGATGGGGGGCAGCTGGGCGTTCAGGGCGCTTCGCTGGGCCACCATGTTGTCGAAGGCGCCCACGGCATTGGGGGCCTGCCGGGCGATCACCTGTCGCTGCTCGGCGGTCTCCTGAGCGTCCATGGCGCCCTGCGCCCCGGCGATGGCGTTCTGGAACTCCTGATGGGCCGCAGCGGCGGACTTCACCACGGCGCTGATGCCGCGCAGTCTGGAGTACTCGTCCAAGATGGTTGCGACACCGGCCTTGACGTTGTCGACCAGCGAGGGCGAGTGGCGCTGGAACGGGTTCAGGTAGCTGAGCCAGTCCACGATCTTCGAGATGGCCTTGGCGACCACTCGCATGAGTGCGCTCAGCGCACTCGCGAAGACCTTTGGCAGGCCCCAGATACCGCGTGCAACCCACTCAATGGCGTTGCCGATCGCGTCACGGAAGTCTCGGTTGAAGAGGAAGGCGATGAAGCCGACCGCTGCGGCAATGGCCGCCACCAGCACCGCCGTCGGGACCCCGATGGCAGCGGCCGCAGCGCCGATCGCTGCGCCAATCGCCCCGATGGCGCTGACGATGCCGGGGGCAGCCATGACGGCCCACGCCGTCAGGGTCACGAGCGCCGAACGAACCGAGGCGGCCGCCATCATGGCCGAGACAGTGATCATGGTCCGCATCGAACCGACCATCGCGATCACTGCGGCAGTGAGTCCCGGTGCCGCTGACTGGAGCCACATGATGCCGACCACACCGGCACTTCGCGCTGCACTCACCGCCGTCAGCGCGAAGCTGACCAGCAGGGTGCCGAAGCTCTTGACCATCTGCAGCGCAGCGGACGCCACACCCTTGGCGGCGGTGCCCAGCCAAGCCAAGGCTACCTTGCCAGCCGTCATGACGGCCGACCCGGCCATGCCGATCCACGTCCCCACCATGATGGCGCCCTGCCGGACCATCTGCGCCGCAGTGCCCACCCAAGTCAGCTGAATGTAGCGGAAGGCAATCATGATCTGAGCGGCGGCCCGCCAGATCGCGACCTTCAGCAGCGGCAGGGCGGTGGTGGCAACCCAGCCGAGCATGTTCCCGAAGATGCCAAGAGCCGACCATGCGACGTGCAGCACCCCGATGAAGAAGCCAATCGCCTCGAAGACGAACTTCATGGTGGTGGTCAGCACGCCCAGCAGCATCAGCAGGGGGCCGAGGACGGCGATCAGGGCAATGATGAGGACGATCCACCTCTTGGTCTGCGGCGGCAGGTTGTTGAAGCCCTGCGCCAGCTTCCCGAAGACGTTCAGTACCCCGAGAATGATCGGGATGAACTGGATCATCGCCGTGCTGAGCTCGTTGCGAAGGACGTTCGTGAGAATGTCCATCTTCTTGGGGTTCGACTCCATGATGGCGTCGAGCTCCTTGAGGTAATCCCCCTGACGCTTCGTCGCGTCGCTACCGGCCTTCAGGGCCTTGGCGTACATGCCGGTCCCAGAGGCGATGTCAGCCATCATGACCTCGAACCGGTTCAGCTGCCAGCGGCCAGCGACCGTGGAGGTGACGACGTTCTTGGTCGCCTGATCGAGGGACTCGAACTCCCTCGCCATCCTCTCGATCTTCTGAGTGGCCGTGGCACCCATCCACTCGGGGTCGTTGGTCGTGATGCCGATGGCGTTCAGGACCTCGATGGTCTCGTTGGTCGGCGCCATGATGCGCGACACGAGCGTCTTGATGGCGTTGCCAGCCGCCGCCCCGGAGCCGGTTGCAGGCACCAGCGCGGCCACCAGAGCGGAGAGCTCGACCATCGACATGCCCGCCTGACGGGCTGCGCCGCCAGCGCGATCGAAGGCGTCGATCAGATCGGCGAACCGTGCGCCGGTCTGGTTCTCAACCGAGTTCAGGATCGCCATGGCGTCCGTGAGCTCGGAGAACCCATTCCCCATGTCGTCCAGCGAGGTTCGCCACGTCGCCATGATGGAGATAAGCGACTTCGTCGCCCGCTCGGAATCGAGGTCACCGAGCATCATGGCTTCCATGGTGGCCCGCGTGGCTCGAGCCAAGTCCTCGCCGGCCAAGCCTGCTGCCGCCCACTCGCCAGCGATGTTGATGACCTGATCCTGATGGACGCCGAACACCGAGGACAGCAACTCGAAGGTCTTTGCCAGCGCGTCAGTTTCCGCCTTGATCCGCTCGGTGCCGTAGGACGCGTCGCCATAGACCTTCTTGACCTGAGTCATGGCCCGCTCGTTGTCCATGGCCCAGTTCAAGATCGCCGCCCCGGCCAGCGTGAGGGGGAGCGTGAAACCGAAGGCAATCTGCTGGCCGGAACGACGTAGCGACTGCCCGGCGCGATCCAGCGACCTGATGGTCCTGTTGAAGTTGTTCGTCCCGTTCGCCCACGCCGCACGCAGGCCCGACCACGCCTTTCCGACGTTCTGGTAGGTCTGGGTCCACAGGGTGCCCAGAGCGGACGCCCCAGCTGCGCTGGTGGCCGTGCTGGCGGCGCTCTGGGTGTTCAGGGCGTTCAGCTGGGACTGCAGCGCCTTGATCTGCTGCTGAGCCTGTGCCCCGAGGACACGAACTTGGATCGTCAGTGTCGCGTCCACGGGGCAGGCTCACCTCCTTCGTCCCCGGCGCTGTGGGGGTCGTCGTGACCCCCCAGCGCCCCGTTGCTGCTGCTGCTGCTTTCGTTCCATCTCCCGATGCTTGTCTTCTTGAACCTTCCCGTCGATCTCCATGATGACCAGAAAGTCGTCCAACAGCTTCGGGTGCTGGTCGTAGATGCCGCCCGCCACTGGCAGGTGCGTCCACTTCATCGCCTTGCAGAGGAGGTACAGCCGCAGAGACTCCGGCATCGGGTCGAACGGACGTGCTCGACCGCGAAACGTAGCCTCAGCGACCTCCCTCAGCTGGCGTTTCCCTCCTCTTCCTTCACCTTCTCCTCACGGAGCTTCTGGAGCTCGTCGATCTGGCGGTCGATCTCCTCCACGGTCACGTCCTGCGTGAGCCACGGGTTGAGCTTCTGGACGGCCTCGTAGATCACGTCCACGATCTTGGGGTTGGCCCGGTTCAGGAAGTCGGCCTTCGCCTTGTCGTCACAGGGCACCGGGGCACCACCCCTGATGAAGTTCCAGCCGACGATCGACTTCTTGAGGATCTCGGCCCGCTCCTCGCCCGTTGCCAGCTGCATGACCGCGTCGCCGGTCGTGCGCTGGATGCGCACGTCGCGGTTGACGTTGTTCAGGTACTTGCGCCGCTCACCCTCGTTGAGGGCCTTGATCTGCACCCACGACGCGCCGTCGGGCATGTCGACGTTGACGGTCTCCTCGAACGCGAAGTAGTCGGCCTGCACGGGCGCTGTGGTGCTCACGCCGTCGGCTGCCATCTTCTGCTCGATGGTCGGTGTCTCTTCCACGGTTTGGACCTCCTAGTCCTTCTTGTTGTGGTCGGTGTGCCTGAAACGGACGGGGGGTGGTGCCAGCTGGACCCTGACACCACCCCCTAGTCCATCTCCATGGCAGGAACTCAGCGGATCGTCGCCAGACCGTTGACGATGGCTGCGGTCAGGATGGGCGTGGCCACGGTCGGCCGCACCGCCCTGATCTCGATGTCGTGCTCGATCACGTCGTCACCGGACGGCTCGACGTTGAAGGGCGCCACGATGGCGGTCGGGATGGTGACCAGACCGCTGTACTCGACGGCCGGCGAGGTGCCGGGGATGGTCTCGTAGGTGTTCCACTCGAGCTCCACGTCGTCCTTGTAGGACTGCCCGAGCGGCTCGGTGGCGGTGGGGCTGCCCCACATCGCCGTCTTCCACAGGTCCGAGGTCTGCGGCCGGATGGTGGCGCCGAGGGTGATCTCCCGACGCTTGGGCACGAGGTCACCCAGCGTCATGGAGCACAGACGGAAGTCGTCGTCCTCGAAGTTGTTGTTGATGTCGATGGAGAACGACTTGGCGGGCAGGTCCACGCCACCCCAGCGCACGCAGACGTTCGAGCCGACGATCATGGGCGTCGAGTCGTAGTCCCGTGCGTTGAGGGCCGTCGGCGTGGTGGTCTCCTGCTTCAGCGCGATCAGACCCACGGTGCCCCGCAGGTAACCGGTCGCGTCGGCCTCGAGGTGCAGGGTGTTCACGACGGCGTCCGTGTACCGGAAGGTCATGTAGCCGTCGGCGATGCGCTCCTCCACCGAGAGCCACGGCAGCTGGCCGTCGTTCGGGGTGATGGTGTGCGTGTAGCCCGCCGTTCCCGTCCCGGCGCTGGCGCCGGTCCCGAGCGCCGCCTTCAGCAGGGTCGGGAGGGCCTCCATGCGAGCGTAGAACTCGTACTCCCCCGAGTAGCTGATCGGACCCAGCTGGGCATCCGGCACGTCACGGGTGCCGCCGATCTCGGGATCGGGCACCATGAGCTCGCGGTTGCCACCGAGCGATCCACCGAGGTGGTACAGGAAGATGCCGTCGGCCGGTGCGGGCGTTCCCGGCGTCCCCTGCGCGGGGGTCTTGAAGGTGCCCCTCGTGTCCTGCGTCTTGATGCCGATGTGACCGGCCTGCGACAAGTAACCCATTCTGGTTCAGCCTCCTGTGACTGCGTTCTTGGTCGGGTCCGGCTCAGCGCCGCCGACGACCCTCGGCCTGCTCGGCGGGGATGTCGGTCGCGCCCTCGACGGGGGACTGGGGCGCCTCCTCGCCGGGGGCTCCCTCGACGGGGGCCTCCGAGGCGGGAGCCTCCTCGACGGGGGCCTCGACGGGGGGCTGCGGCGCCTCCGCTGCCGAGCCCGTCAGGGCAGCGAGCTCGGCCTCGAGGTTGTCGCCCTCCCGCTTCAGCTGGGCCAGCTTCAGGTCGTTGACCTCGTCGCCGATGCTGCCACCGGCCTTGGCTGCCCGTGCCTCACGGATGCGCTGACGCAGTCCGTCGACCCGCTCTCGCTCGGCCTTGACTTCCTCTGCCGTTGCCACCATGGCCTCCTAGATCACTGACGGGTGATCTCTGTCTCGATCCTGACCTCTGTTGAGCAGAGGTACGTCATTCGCTTGCTGACTTCTGCATCCAAGAAGTCCTGCCTGACGATCGTGAGCCGCTTGGTGCGTTCCACGTAGCCATCCAGCACTTCTTCGATGCCGAGCAACCCTACCCGAAGCGGCTCGTCCCGGTACAGTACCGTCCGCACCAAGGCGCACTGCCGGTCGAAGATCGCCCGCCCCTGCTCCTCGTCCATGTGCACGACCATGTTCTGGACCTGCAGGGTGTAGGAACCCACACCCGGCTCGACCTGAGCGATCTGAGCCGACCTCTGGTCGTGAGTCCAGTTCGCGACGCGCATGCCAACCGAGAAGGGGCCGTCCGTGGCACGCAATCTGCGGGCATGGAAGGTGTGATTCTCGAAGCGACGATCCACCACGTCTTGGAAGGCGTTGCGGATGCCGACGATGATGTAGGTCATCAGAAGGTGAACCCCTGCAGTGAGGCCCCGACACGCGAGATGACCTGACCCATGATGTGCACCTGCAGCAGCGCCATGATCTGCGTGAGGTCAGCCCCATCCAGCGCCACCACCTTGCGGGCCGGAGTTGAGGCGCCGGGGAAGAGAGGATTGTCGGATCGGCCCTTCTGGGCCGTCTCGAGCTTGGCCAGTGTCACGTCGTCCATCGCCGACACGTCGGGCTTGGTGACGACCACCCCGCCCCAGACGTTGTCGATGCGGGCGCTGTACGCCGCCCACCGGAAGAGCTCCTCGGTGCGCACGTTGATCGGACCATCAGCCCTGTAGCCGAGGTTGGCTCGAATGCGCTTGGTCGTGGGTCGTAGCTCGGGCCAGTTGCCGGAAGCGGCGTCACCCTCGTCGGCGAATCGCTGGACCACACGACGCTCCAAGTGATCCGCAACGGCCTCGCCGAACATGGCCATGCTGGCCGGGTTCAGGGAGTCGAGCACGACTCCGACCATGTTGTCGACCTGAGCAGTCTGGGGTTGCGCCACAGCGGTGACGGCCAGCATTGTGACTCAGCCTCCGTCGAAGCCGGGGAACCGACTTGGCGACCCACCGAACACCTGCGCATTGAAGACCTCGACCGGCGAGCACTCGTCTGCGACATGAATGGTCGGCATGCGGGAACCGGCAACCGAAGGACCCATCGTGTCGGGCAACCCGTCGTCATTGGTGTCGGCTGGCGGGGCGTTCAGGAGGTAGTCGCCGTTGGCGATCAGGTGGAGCTCGGACAGGCCCTCGTCCAGCAGGCGGCGAGCGTAGGCGTGAACCGAGCTCCCCTCGTCGGGGGCCGACCACGTCGCCAGCATCCGGCCGGAAGCAATCTTGACGGCAATGACCTTGAGCATGAGGCGCTGGTGCTCAGGGATCGCGTTGGGGTCGATCGGGACCTCGTACAGGGTCCCGAGCTTGGCGTTCATCTCGTCGCACGCAGCCTGCACGAAGCCCTGCCGCGGATCGGGGCTGGGCACACCCATGCCCCCCATGTCCACGTCAGTCGGCTCGCAGTACAGGGAGTCAGCCATCAGATCGCCTTGCCGTCACGGATGCGCTCGAGGCTGACGCACAGCCACCACTTGGTCCACTCACCGAACACTGCGGTGGGGTCGGACACCTTGAGGCCGATCGACCGACAGTCGCGCTGGAAGCCGATCACGTGGAGAGCGGTGGCGTCGCCGTAGACGCCGTCGACCTTGAGACCGGCACCACGGACGATGTTCAGGGCCTCCTGCACGAGCTTGATGTCCTCGTTGTAGGAGTTGTCGGTGGGCACCTTCGTGCGAACGCCCTGCAGCTTGCTGAGGCACACGCCAGCAACCCAACGGCGCACAGCCGCGAGGTCGACTCCGCCCTCTGCGGGCCGATCCACCTCGATGTACCCGTGGATGCGCGTCCGGCGCCGCAGGCGGGCAACCATGCCCCCGGTGCGCGAGCCAGCGGCGTTCGTGTTGCCCTCGATCGTCATGACGCTGCCGTCGTCGTACAGCGCCTCCACGAAGCCGATGTGGTCGGGCCGCGTGGTGAACCAGAAGATGATCAGGTCACCGGGACGCGGCTTGTAGCCACTCGACTTCGGGCGCCACTGACCCATCTTCTTCGCGTGCTCCACGAAGAGCGGCACGTAGGCGCACCCCTTGAGGGTCTGCAGGGCCGCCACCTTGACCCCGGCGAACCACTGCACGAAGCTCACGAAGATGGCACACCACGCCACACCGTTCCAGCCGAACCACTCGCCGAAGATGGTGCGGTTGACCGGCTTCTCGACGGTGCCGAGGTACTGGCATGCGATCTCGAGGACCCTGTGGTTGGTCTTGAAGCGCTCAGCCATAGGGGTCGACCTCCGGCAGTTCTCCGTACTCGGTCAGCACGGACGGGGGCTGGGGCTGCTCGCCGTCGACCTCGAAGGGCGTCTTGTCGACGTTCTCCGGGTGGTCGTCGGGCGTCTGGTTCTCTTCGTCTGCCATGGACTTGCCTTTCTGGTCTGGGCGGGACCGGTGGCCACCCAAGCGCCGACTCTCGACGGCCACCGGCCCGCTACTCGCACAGGGGGTGTGCGATCTTGGTCAGCCCTCGGGGCTGTAGTAGCCGTCACCGGAGCCGACGACCTCGGGCTCCTCGGCGACCTCCAGCTGGACATCCCCGGACAGGGTGTCGGCGTCGGGGGACTCCACCGGCGCCACGTCACCCGGCTCCGACGGGACCTCCGCCACCTCGCGGTCGCGACCCACGGTGGGCGGGAGCAACAGGTCCGGCTCCCCGTTCATCTGCGCACTCGGGTTGGCGTAGTCCTTCACCCGGCGCTCGCTCAGGTCACGCTCGCGGATGGCGTCGGACACTCGGTCGTGCATGACGGGCGCGTCGGCGGCCGCCTTCATCTGCGTGCCCATGTTGGACAGGTCGACGCCGAGCAGGCCCTCGGTGGGCGCGGTGCCCGGGGTCTCGGTTGCGGTCTCGTCGCTCATTCGTTCTTCTCCTTGATGGAACGGCTTCGATGCAGGGTAGCCGGTGCAGCTTCCGCGGTCACGCACCCCGGTCCTAGTCGAGCGCCAGTGGGTCCCCAGAGGCCGTGAACAGCGACAACGGGTCGCCTGTGGCGGAGGTGAGGGACCGGCCCGTGGGGCCGCCCCCCGAGTCGGGGTAGGCGAGCGCGTCGAGCCAGCCCAACAGGGCGTCGGCGTCGAAGATGTCGTTGGCCCTGTCGTGGTTGTTGGGCGTCAGCATGACCGTGTAGTCCCCGCCCTTGGATGCCATTGCATCAGCGAGTGCATCCTCGTGCTCCCAGTGGACCAAGAAGTCGGCGGTGCCGCGAACGTAGAGGACTGGACACAGGTTCGAGAGGCTGTTCAGCCCGATGTGGCTGGCGATCGACTGGCGCGGGTAAGAAGATGCAGTCGCACTGCCGTCTGCAACGAGGCCCTGAAAGGCGCGATAGGCAAACTTCCGAATCAGGGAACCCGAGTTGGGGTGCGTTGGGTCCCACGAGTTCGCCAAGTCCATGTCGATCGGGGCGGCGAAGACCATGCAGCCGATGTAGGAGGGGTCGGCATCAGACATGCCGTTGCCCCAAGGGCTGCCGTCAGCCGTTGCGCCAGCGATCGTGAGCTTGGTGCCAGCAGAGTCAGTGGCCAGTCCCCTCGTCATGGCCGCTGCCAGCGCCACGTAGCCGCCCGCCGAGTAGCCGGTAGCGAAGAACTTGTTGACGTTGAGGTTGTAGGTGGCTGCGTTGTTCTTCAAGAACACCGTAGCGACCTTGTAGTCGATGATGAAGGAGGGATAGCGCCCGAAGCCGGGGCCATCGGTGTCGTTGGTCCCATAGGCGTCGTAGGTGGGCACCGGGTCAATTGTGGTCTTGACGTACTGCACCGACGCGATCGCGTACCCCGCTGCCAGCATCTCGTCACGCCAGTTGGCAGGAAGATCGGACTTGCTCCCCTCGGAGAAGAAGCCCGAATGCCCCCACATCAGCACGGGCCAGCCGCCCGAGGGTGGGGTTCCGTTCGGCACGAAGAGGTCCAACCGACGCCCGTACACCGAAGGCGATGTCGCGTAGTCGATGTTCAGATGACTGGTGTAGCTCGGGGAAGTTCGAGCAACGGTCTTGTTGGTCGAGGCGCTGTAGCGATACTGGCCACCGACAATGGGTGGGTAACTCGGCGCACCCCGAGCACTTGAAGAAGCAGGCGTGACCCCATCTTGAGGCGAAGACCCGAACAAGCCACCGAGGTCGTAATCGTCGTGAATCTCAATCTCGGCAAACATTGCCTGAATGGCACTAAAGCCAGCAGACAAGTAACCAATCCGCATCTCGTCCCACTCTGCGGCCGAGCCTGCGCCCGAGTCGACATAGCCGCCGAGTGGAGTCGTCTGATCCTCTCGGTAAACCCTCCAAACCACCTGAGTGGTTCTGGCGGGATCGGCCTGAATCTCAATTCGGTACCAAGCGGAAGGCGATGGAAGGGTAACGAGATTGCCGCTGCCGACTCGGCCGATCCTGTCCGCACTGATGAAGCGACCCATCGAGAACTGGGTACTTCCAGCGCGTCGCCACTGGAGAAAAGACATCGTGGCAAGTGGCGTTGGAAAGCGAACCATCATCCGCATGGACCAAGGGCCACTGTAGATCCCCGGGAGACTCGTTCCGGGCGTAGCGGTCGGCGCGATCGACCAGTAGAAGGTGTCGTTGCCGGTGGCGTAGTCGTTCGCCTCGACAACGCGAGTCCCGCTGACCCGGTTGGCGTCGTTGGACGCCTTTGTCTCGAGTCGCGGGCCAAGGTTGTTGCCACTGATGTAGGAGTTCCCGGTCGGCGAACCGATGTCACCGTGGCCAGTGGTCCCCGGAACGGCCATCTTGCCAATTTCACAAGTCAGGCCATTCCAGCGGAACAGGCACCCCATGTCAGGTCACCGCGATGTAGCGCACCATGGAGCCAGCCTTTGCCGTGATGGCGCCACTGGCGATCTCCGACGCGAAGCGAAGCTGCACGTTGCCGTCTGCACTCGGCTGAATGAAGCCCTCAAGTACCGCGATGTTGCCCGCGGTGTTGGCGGAACTCGCACTTGCTGCTGCAGGAATATCGTAAGCCACAGCTTCGTTGAAGGTGCGTGTTGCTACCGTGAGACTGTAATCCGACCGATAAGCAAGAGCCGTGGGCGAGCCGGGACCCTGAATCGTCCAGCGCGAGCCGGTGCTGGTGGCGTTGGCGGTGTACCAGATGAAGAACT